GAAATAAAAGAGTATGCTAGAGTAAATGGTTATGATACTCCAGAAGCTAACGATTTAATTAAGCAATGGGAAGAAATAGATAAAACTCCTAAAAAAATTAAAAAGAAAAAAATATTAAACATATTACCTGAAGATGATGATACTGTTGAGGTAAAGTGAGTACATATAGATATTTAAAATTTAACTTAGAATCTGATCTATTAGCTGAGTGTAAAAATTTAGTTTATTATAATTATGATGATCGAGATTTAAAAAATGCTATTACTGCTTGTGCTATTAAAAGTCCTGACGGTAAACCTAATAATATGTTTAAAGTAAGTCCTGATATTTGCAGTAATTACATGTTTACTAGTATTACAGGGTCAACACCTAATCTTATGTATGAAATTAGTAAATTTAAATGTAATACTGCAAGAATAAGAATTTTAAAACAAGAACCAAAAAATGTAACGCCAATACACATTGATGAAGAAAATTGGCACAACCCTCCTGAAAAACACTTAAGAATTTGGATTGCAATTAACCACAATCCTAATTTTATTTGTGTTTTTGGTAAAGATGAAATATGCTTAGAAAAAGGGCAGGGTGTTGTTTTTGATCCAGATACTCCTCATGGAGCAAAAAATATAGACAGTTCAGAAGCGAGATATTCGCTGAATATGATTGTCAAACCTAACAAATGGTTAAGAGAGAATACTATTGAATATTGATTTTGGCACTGCTTTTCATAAACCAAATGGAAACGCAGTAAAAGTAACTTTAAATGAGTTTAGAGATAAACTATATTTACACATAAGAGAATATTCTATGGATGGAGATACCGGTCAATGGTACCCAACTAAAAGTGGATTTTCGCTACTAGCAGATGAAACAAGTTCGCTACTTCCCTTATTAGAAGCAGCCAGCCAAGAAGTAGCCAAGCAATATATTCGTAGTAATCAATTAGAATTAGATTTGGAGATAACAAATGAGCGTTAAAGCTTGGAATGATGAAGAAGAAGCAAAACTTATAAAAATGTATGTAGAGAGTGATATAAAAGATGTTTATACATTAGCAGATCATTTTTCTAAAGGTTACAGATCTGTTATAAGTAAGCTAGTACAATTAAAAATTTATGAGAAACCTGTAATAGATCATGGAGAAAAAGGACAAACAGTTAAAGTTATGCTTCGTGAAATAGAAGAACTACTTGGAATTCAAGTAGAAGGTACAAACCTTAACAAAAAGGAAAATCTTTCTTCTCTATTGGCCGCAATTAAAAGTAAAATAAATTAAATAAAACTTTTAAGGAGTTACCAATGTCAGTAAGATTAGTAAGCTATTCTCAACCAGTTAATATAATTGGTATAGATAATATTCAAGATTTAATTGCCTATTGTGCTAGAGTTAGTAATCCTGCTAATCAAATGAACAGTGAAACAAGTGAAAAACTAATAAGATATTTGATTAAACACGGACATTGGTCACCCCTTGAGATGGTATCAGCCTGTTTGGAGATAGAAACTACTAGAGATATTGCACACCAAATAGTAAGACATCGTAGTTTTTCTTTTCAAGAATTTAGTCAAAGATATGCAAATCCACAAGATATGAAAGAAACATTTACATACAGAGAACCAAGGCTGCAAGATACAAAGAACAGACAGAATTCAATTGAAACGTATGATCAACAATTAGAAATGGATTGGGGTCATATGCAAGAAGATGTAATAAAAATGTCTAAAGAAGCATATGATTGGGCAATTAGCAAAGGTATTGCTAAAGAACAGGCTCGTGCAGTACTGCCCGAAGGTTGTACAAAAACACGTTTGTATATGAATGGTAATTTAAGAAGTTGGGTGCACTACATTCAATTACGTAGCGGTAACGGTACACAGAAAGAACACATGATTATTGCTAGAGATTGTGCAATAGTTCTTGAGCCTATTTTTCCTATGATAATGGAATTTGTAAATGACTGAATACGATTCTACTAAAGAATGGCAAAAACTTTATGAAGATATTGAACCAAAACTTTACGAAGACAGTGAGCCAGAACGTTATTATGATTGGATGTTATGGAAATTGAGACAAGAAAGAAAAAAAGAAGAAGAAAAAAAATATATTTATGAGTCGCCTGACAAAGGCAAAACAATTTATAGACGAGAAATGGGCAGTATGAAAAAAGAAAAATTAGTACAAAAAGATAAATCTCCTTTTATTCAATACGGTAAAGATGAGCATGAAGTATATCTCTCAGCAGATGCTGTAGAAAAATTATCTAAACAAAATGGAACTGTGTCAATCAATGACATGGTAAACCACCCACCACACTATAACAAAGGCATAGAAACAAATGACTATATAAAGTCATGGGATATGAACTATGCTCAAGGTAATGTAATTAAATATACAACTAGATACAATTTAAAACACAGTGATAAGAGAAAACAGAGAGAAGACCTGGCTAAGGCCAAATGGTATCTTAATGATTTAATTACTCAGCTGGAAGAGTCCATCGAAGATTAACTTTAAACTTTCTTAATGATTAATTTTTTTATATTATATTTATATGAATTACAAAGAACTCAAAGAGCTAATCCAAAAGCACAACAAAGCATATTATGACAACTCAGCCTCTGCAATAGCAGATGCCGACTACGATCAGCTATATGATAAGTTGGAGGCTGTGGAGAAGGCTCAAGGTTGGAGAGACCACGATTCACCTACAAAGCACGTAGGTGGCGCTCCAGGTAAGGTAAAACATCCTTATAAACTATACTCACTTCGTAAAGTGTTTAACGAAGATGAAATAGATAGTTTTATGAGTATCAAACTCCCGAAGATTGATGGTACTAATCTTTCTCTAATTTACCGTAATGGAAAATTAAAGATGGGTTTGACCAGAGGTAACGGTGAACATGGTAAAGATGTCTCGCATCTTATCGGAATGTTAAAAGGGTGTCCTACAAAAATTGATACACAATATGAAGAAGTTGTAATCAATGGAGAGTGTGTAACTGACAATACAGTAGATAATTATCGAAACTATGTTAGTGGTGCACTTGGTCTTGACAGTCCTTCTGAGTTTGCTCAAAGAAACATAAAGTTTATTGCACATGATTGGCTTGGTGTAAATATGAATTACACCCCAAGAATGAAAGTAATAAAAAATATGGGTTTCTTTACTGTGTTAGATGCAGAGTCATGGAACTATCCTATGGACGGCACTGTATTCAGAACTGATAGTTGGGAAAAAGAACAAACTCTAGGACATACTGGAAAGTATCCTAGGTTTGCAGTAGCTCTTAAACAAAGAGAAACTGAAACAGCAATTACTACTTTACAAGATGTTCTTTGGACAATTGGTAGGACAGGTAGTGTTAACCCAACAGCCGTAGTAGAGCCTGTAGTAGTAGAAGATGCTACTATATCAAGGATAACTTTGCACAACATGGATTTCATTGAGCAACACAATCTAGGCTTAGGTGATACTATCAAGATTGAAAGATCGGGTGGTGTTATTCCTAAGTTCCTAGAAGTGATTGAACACTCTAAACACAATCTAAAAATCAACCAAGCACATGCAGAAAAAGCCATTGGACAAAAAGTTGTACGAGATGGCCCTAGATTAATGACAAAAAGTGGTGAAGGAGATTCAGTTAAGTTTTTAGAATACTTCATAAGAACCATGCAAATAAAAGGTCTTGGCCCTGCATCAATTAAAAAATTAGGACTTATGCACCCCGTAGATTTATACAGTAATGTAAACTGGGATAGACTAGGTGCAAATGGTGCAAAGATTGAACAAGAGATTGAAAGAACTAAGACTAAACCTTATATGACTGTATTAGCAGCATTAGGAATTGAAGGTGTAGGTATCGGGGGAGCTAAACTTATTATTCCCCACATTCCCGCTTTCAGAAATTTAAGAGATATTGAATTTGCAGAGATCAAAGGAATTGGTCCTCGCACAAAAGAATCTATACTTTCTTGGTTAGACGAAAACGAAGAATGGGTACTCGAACTGCCATTACAACTTGAACAAGAAGTAACGGTAGAAGAAGTATCTCAAACTGTAAAAAAAGTCTGTATTACTGGAAAGCTAGATATGACTCGCAATCAACTTGTGAGTATTTTAGAGCCTTTAGGGTTTAAAAATACAAGTACTGTAACAAAGGACTGTTATGCCCTAATTACAGGAGATACTGGTAGTTCAAAACATACCCGTGCTACTCAACTAGGTGTTAAGATAATTGACTATTGGTCAAGTAAAAAAAATGTGTTATCTGGTGATTTTTAATAAAAATAAAAATAACCAAGAAACCACAATAAGTTAATTTGTAGTTGCTTGTAATATAAATCTTAGATATACTCTTTATATCAAGTCAAGAAGAGAACAAAACTTCTTGAGTACATTAACAAAAGTTCGAAAGGAACACTAATATGTCAAAATTTGAATACACTGAAGACATGGTTAGCTCAATGCACGATGCAGCTGCATCAGGTGTTACTGAGGAAATCATCGAAAATCTTATGGGTGAGTTTGACTTCCCAAGACGTTCTGTAACCGCTAAGTTAAGAAAACTAGGTTATGACGTTCCTAAAAAGCCAGGAGCTGCTCCTGTATTTTCAGCTGAAGAAACTGCTGAGTTATCTGAATATCTTCAAGCAAACTCAGGCACTATGACTGCTGAAGAAATTTCCGAAAGTTTTGCTGACGGAAAATTTACTGCAAGACAAATTAACGGTAAGGCTCTTTCATTAGAGATGACTTCACACGTTAAACCTGCAGAAAAGAAAGTTACACCGAGAACCTATTCTGAAGAAGAAGAAGGTACTATTCAATCAATGGTTGATGACGGTAAGTATCTTGAAGAAATCGCTGAGTCAGTTGGAAGAACTGTCAACTCAGTGAGAGGTAAATTACTTTCTATGGGTCTTAAAGCTCCGCAAAGAGATAAAAAGACTACTAAAAGTGATCCTTATGAGGGTATCGAAGATATGCTCGATCAAACTGTTGAGCAATTGGCAGAAGCATTTGACAAAACTGTCAGAGGCGTAAAAACAGTACTTACAAGACGTGCTCTTGCTTGTGCTGATTATACTCCAAAGTCTGCTCAAGACTAATTTACCTTTAAAGAGAGTCAGGAATATCTTGACTCTCTTCTTTTTTTCATATGCTCTTGCAAGATATTTCAAATGAAGACTTAGATTCTATATTGGGTATGTCCTTACCTGGTAAGAAATCTTTTTTTGCCAAAATGATAAACAAATATTTTCCAGAGTTAAAAGAAGAAGATCCCATGTACAAAGACACTTTAGAGGCTTATCTTTCTAGTTTTTATGTCGAAAAACTATATCGCTCTAACAAATTTTTCCAAGAAAAGTTTGTAATGGTTTATACGAACACTGGTCTTGTTCGTAATGTTATTAACGAATTGTATTTCACAGACGACCATCTCATCACACATTAAACTTGCTAAACTGTTGACTTTTTAGTATAATCTAAATACTAGAGGAGTATTTAACATGGCAAGAAACCCAATCAAAGCAGATATACCTGAAGCTAAAATTCGTCAAGCAATTTGGATGCTAAAGGTTAATAAAACTAAAAAAGCAGTATGCGAGCATTTAGGTATTGCATATAATACTAAAAGACTTGACGCTATTATTGAAAATTTTCACGACAGATTAGCAAAAGAGGCTGCCCTTAAAAAAGCGGCTAGAACTAAAGTATTCACAACTGCAGAGAAACAATCCATTGCTGATTCATATCTGAGTGGAGATGCTCAATCAGCAATAGCTAAGTTACATCATATTTCTCCTGCAAGAGTCAAAAAAATATTAATTGAAATGAATATACCTATTAGAGCAAGAGGTAAAAATAAAGCTGCAAATGTTGAACACGTTATTCAAGACTTAGAAGTAAAATTTAAAAAAGGCGATAAAGTGTTCTATGCTGAAAAAAATTGTTTTATGCAAATTAGAGAAGTTTATGATGAAGATTGGTTAGACTTTCATGAAAATGGTTTTCAAAAATATATTGATATATACCCATTCAAACCTAATCCAAAAACTGGCATGGCTGGTAACTATCATGAGCCTGCTCAAGGAGTTCACTATGAGATATACTGGATGCTTGATGGCGAAACTTTACCTACTAGAAAACTTAATGCGTTCTTGCATCAACGTGATAAAGTTAGTAAAATATTAGAAGAAACAGGCAGAGAAAGTTATTTAACTTATCAGCTTGGCGATAATGGTGGTTATGCCACTCTCAAAAGAGACGTTCTATTTCCCGTAAAGGCTATTAATGGCAATTGATTTACAAAAACTCACTTTAAGACGATTGCTGGACACTCAAAGTAACGATCTATATTCAAGATTACTTAATCAGTATTTTACGGGTATTAATCTTACTTTGTTTGAAAAAGTAAAATCTTTTTACAAAGCAAATATGCGACTACCTAGCACTGATGAAATATTGAGTCTACGGAAAGATATAGGGTTACAAGAGTATATTGAAAATCAAATTGTAAATGATGAAAATGTTTGTGACCAAATACAGAATGAGTTTTTAGTCTCACAACTACAAGATTATTATATTCGTGATGAAACTATACATTTTATGGATAAGTTTGTGGATCGTCTTGATGATTTAGAAAAAGTAGAAATTGTAGATCAATTTCAAAATCATTTATTACACCTAAATCAAGCTATACCTTACAATGATGAATTGTATGACATAGCTGAATTAGACTTTTTTCCTTCTGAAGATGATTTCAAAATATTTCCTTCAGGTCTTAGTGCTGAATTTGACGCAGTTAATGGTGGTTTTGCTACACAAGAACTAGTATTACTAGGAGGGCGTAGAGGTTCGGGTAAGTCTATTATATCACTTAATATGGCGTTAAATAGATTTTTAGAAGGTAATACTGTTGCTTTTTTTACTATAGAAATGAGATACAAAGAAGTTTACGATAGAGTTCTTTCTATAATTAGTGAAGTTCCTTTCTTAGATATATTTAGGAATAAAACTACAGCACAACAAAAGATTGCTATGGCTAAAGCAAAGTTTAAGCATTTTTATAAACCTTCAAAAAAGATTGACGAACTGTTGAAAGAGCTAGAATATACTAAGGACTTTAAACTATTTGAACAAAAATTAAAAGTAGAAAAACCAGCAATGACAGATCATAGACTGTTTATGATTGATGATGAATCTTTGACTTTAAACAGAATAGATCACTACTGTAACATGTTCAGTTCTAAATATCCTAATTATAATCTTGCAGTTGTTGATTACGTCAATATAATAAAACATGATGATCAAAAAAATTGGCAAACTCAAATAACTATTGCAGAGAATCTTAAATCATTATCAAGAAAATATGATTTAACTATGATATCACCTTATCAGATAGATGCAACTGGCGAAGCTAGATTTGCAAAAGGTATTTTAGATTCTGCTGATAGGAGTTTCAACTTTTTTCCTCCACCTGAAGATGAAGATAGACAACTAAATAATAAAATTACAATACATACGACAAAGATTAGAAACGGAAAACATATGAGTTTTGATGTTTACATGAATTGGCCGTGTGTAAAAATAGACCCAGCACAATCAAATGTAATAAACGAAAAACCTCACGATGCTGTGAAGTTTGGAACAGATAAAAAAGAAGGATCAAAAGATATATGAACAGTTTAGAAGAAAAATTAAATAAATTAAAAAAATTATTAACCGAGCAACAACATCTTAAGAACCCTTTAGAAGTGTGGGATTATTTCTTAAAACTAATTCGGTACTGGGGTGTGTGTGATAATAGTCAGCGACTATTCTTAGATAAAGCAAAAATGATATTGTTGAATAATAAAAAATGGATTTAAAAGAAATATTAGATAAAAGGGGTGTTGAATATAAAAATACAAATAACCCTAGTGAAATATTAATATCTTGTACAAGTGGTTTACATGATGATAAATCGCCTTCATTATCCTATTCTCTTGAAAAAAATGTATTTCATTGTTGGAGTTGCGGTTTTGGAGGAGGTGTATCAAAATTTCTAGAAAGTATAGGAGAAATTACTAGAATACCTGTAGAGAGTAAACAACCCTTTAAAATACAAAAACTAAAAACTAAAATTAAGGCTGTAATTGAGATAGATGAGGTAAAACTTCCTAAAACGAGACAAACTTTTATAGGAGAATTCAAAAACATTTCAGGCGCAACGTTAAAAGAATTTCAAGCATTTACTACAGAAGAATTACAATTACATAATTATATTTGTGTTCCGATATATCAATTTGGTAAATTAAAATTTATTGAGGGAAGATATATGGGAAACGTATCTTCACAACCTAAGTATTATAGACGACCTGCAAAAGGTAAGGTTAATAATATACTTTTTCCTTTAGATAAAGTAAAAAATACGAATTATATAATTTTAGTTGAAGGATTATTTGATATGTTAAATATGTGGCAGTTAGGTTATAAAAATACTCTATGTATTTTTGGTGCATCTAATTTTGGTAGAATTAAACTAGACCTAGTAGATAAAATTGGAGTAAATCGAGTTGACATCATGATGGATCCAGATGCTCCTGGACAAATGGCTGCTGATAAGATACAATCTTTATTAGATTCAAAAAATATTTATTCAAGAATAATAAAGTTACCACTAGGGCATGATCCTGGTGATATAACTAAAGACATGGCAGAGGCAGTATTAAAATGAAATTAGCAATCATTGGAGCAGGAGTTACAGGTATAACTACTGCATATTTTTTACGAACAGCAGGACAAGAGGTCACTGTAATAGATGCAAACATGCATCCTGCTATGCTTGCATCTCATGCTAACGGAGGACAACTATCTTCATCAAATGCAGAAGTATGGAACTCTTGGGCAAATGTATATAAGGGTATAAAATGGTCATTTAAAAGAGATGCTCCACTAAAAATGAGATATGACTTAGATTTCAAAAAATATAAGTGGCTAATACAATTTATGTCTAA